ACTGCAGCTCGAAGCGCAGCGAGGCGGACCAGGAAGAAGGCATCAGACGATCACGGCTCCCGTGTCTTGGCGGATCCAGTGGATTCCGTCGGAGTGGGCGAGGATGTTGAGGTCGGAGACCAGAACCAGGGTGTTCGGGTGCGTCGCCGCCGGCGGCAGGGCCGCGCTGGCCAGCGCGAGCACCGGGGTCGGCTCCACGGGCTGCAGCAGTCCGAGCAGGGCGTCGTAGAACGAGCGCAGCACCCACTGCATCGGGCCGGGCGTCTCGGGCCCGGGGGGCCTCAGGCTGACGGCCATCTAGCCGCCCCCGAGGATGTCGAAGACGCGCCTCGGCCGCGGCAGCTCGGTGGCGAGCGTCGCCGCCGAGCGGCTCCGCGCCTCCTTGGCGTTCACTTCCGCGAGCGCGAGCTCGAGCTTGCTCGCATAGGCCTGCGCCAGGTCCGCGTCCCTCAGGAACGGCGCGGCCTCGCAGAGCGTCGCGAAGAGGTAGACGTCCGGATAGTCGGTGAGGAGCGCATTGGCCGGCGCCGCATCCGACAATTGGAACTTCGCGAGGTACCGCAGGGTGAAGCCATAGGCCTGATCGCAGGCCCGCTCGAGGGCGAGGTTCGCCCCGTCGAGGCTCCAGACCGCTGGCTCCCCGCGCAGGCTGACGAGGCCGAGGAGGCTCGGCTCGACGAACCGCAGCGCGCAGCGCGTCCCGTCGCTTCGCACCAGCCACAGCGCCAGCGGCTCGGCGAACCCGGCCGGCAGCGGGATGGTCCGTCCGCCGACGCTCGCGGTCAGCACCGCCTCGGTCTCCGCCATGCGCGTGCGGAGCGTGCGGTTCAGCCGCGCCTCGGCCAGCGCGACGAACTCCGGGATCCGCGCGGTCAGGTCCGCCCGCACCAGCCAGTTCGCCGCCGCCGCCTGCAGCTCGGCATAGGTCGTGATCGCCATGGAAAGCGTCCGATCAAATGGAATGGAAAGGGATGGCCCAGGCGGCGGGGGATGGCGGGTCGCCGCCGCCCGGGCCGCTAGCGCAGTGCTAGGCGCGCGCTAGTTGTTCGCCAGCCGGCAGGCGAGCTGCGGCCGCAGGGTCTTGAACCCGTAGAGCACGTCGAGACGGCACGGGAACTTGTCGTTGTTGATGTCGTACTGGCGCACGATCCGCATCGAGACGCCGTCGAACACCTCGCGCGCGGCGAAGTCGACGCCCTTGGGCATCACCATGTCCGCCGTCGCGAAGGCGAACGCCCCCTTCTGGTAGGCCATGGAAATGCCGTGCGGCGTGGACGCCGCGCCCGCGAAGTTGACCTGCGCCCCGTTGGCCGGCGCCGCCGAGACGTTCTGCGCCGCCCCGGAGGTCACGATGGCCGGCGCGATGGAGAGGTTGCCCGCCCCGCCCGCATAGTCGGCCGTCAGCACGAACGGCTGCAGGTCCTTGGTCACCTGCTTGGTCTCCGGGTGCACGCGGAAGACGCCGGCGATCGTGATGATGTCGCCGCGCACGGCGGCCCCGGCCCCGGTCGAGACCGCCAGCGTCGAGCCGGTCTGGCCCGCGCCGTTCACCACATAGGCGCCGTTCGCCGCGCCGCGCGAATGCGTCGGCCACAGCGTGTTCTCCATGAAGTCGAAGCCGGCCGTGCGGCCCATGAAGCCTTCGCGGTTCTGCTTGGAGATCGTGGTCTGGTCGTTGAACAGGCCCTTCAGGGCGTCGACCAGGTCGACGTTGTCCTGGGTGTTCAGGTTGCAGGTCCGCCCGGCCAGCGGCGCCAGGTTGTCCACCAGGATCTTCCGGCCCTGCAGCACCTTGGAGAAGGTGGTGGGCTGGCCCTGGTTGTTCACCTGGTTCCAGATGTCCTTGTACATGGTCATGGCGTCCGCCTCGATGTTGGCGGCCAGCACGGCCATGGCCGGCTCCAGGATCCGGTCGGAGAACTCGTCCAGGCTGAGCGTCAGGTCGATCGAGGTGAAGTTCAGGTCGACGCCCTTCTGGGTCTGCACCTGCAGGTTCACCGAGGTCTCGGTCGTGTCCTGCGCCGCCAGCGTCGGGCCAGTGCGGACCACGAACTGGTTCGGCAGGCGCACCTTCAAGGTGTCGCCGATCTTGGCGCCCTGGCGGGCGAAGCTGTCGTCGTATTCGCGCGTGATGGAGCCCACGAAGTTGAGCTTCTGGTGCAGCACGCGCAGCGCCTCGCGCGTGACCGCGGTCGGCGTCAGGATGGCGTTGGCCATGTCTGTCCTTTCGAGTTGTCGGGAAATGGCCGCACGGCGGCGCCCGAGGCGGCTTTAAGTCCGCGTGCTCGGGGGGCGGCGGACCGTCAGGCCCGCGGCGGCTCAAGGTTCAGGTCGGTCGGCTCGCCGTCTGTTCCCGGCCAATGGCGGTGGCCCGCGGACCGGGAAACGGCGGCTGTTGGTGTTCTGGCGAGGCCCTGCTAGAACGAAGTGGGAACGCAAGGAGGCGCCAATGCCGCTCCGCATCGCCATGCCCATCCTGATGATGGGTTTGCCCTTCGCCCTCGCCCCGATCCTGCTGTTCAACACGGGGTTGGCTGGAGGCGTGGTCTGGCTGGCGATCGTCGTCCACGCGATCGGCGCCGATTGGTTGCTGATCGCGGGCCAGCCAAGGGCGGTCCGCGGCTGGCATCGCAGGGCCGTCCAGTTGGCGATCGGCGCGCCCACCGCCGTCTTCTCCGGGGTGACGCTGTGGTTCATCGCCCGCGAGGGCGACGTTGCCTGGATGGTTTCTCCTCTCGCGGCGATCCCCGCTTTGCTGGTCTGGCCGGCGGTGATCTGGGCGCTGGCGCGGGACTCCGAGGAAGCTTCCGCGAGTCGCGGGGCCTAGAAGGGCGACGCGATCACCGGCGTCAGGTCCGGGATGGGCGAGTGGTCGGGCACGTCATAGCCGTATCCCGGCGTCCAGGCGCCCGGACCGAGAACCCCGCTCGGTCCCTGTCCCACCCGATGCCCGTACTGCTGGGCTGTGTAATCGCCGACCACGGAGTTCGAGTTCGAGGTCACCACGCCATAGGGGTTGTCCGAGCGGTTGATCCGATCGGCGGCGGCCTGGGCTGGCGCGATCGCCTGTTCGGCGCTCTGGTTCGGCAGGAACGTCTGGTACATGGGCGTCTGTCCCTTGCCGTAGTCGCGGCTCAGATGAGCCGGGACCACACCGGCGCTGAGCCTTCCGTCGGCTCCCGGCCCTCCGCGATAGATGTAGCTGTCCTTCCCGTCGTCGAACTGGACGTACATGTGGTTGGCCGGATCGAACGAGGGCCCAACCGGATACGCCTCCACCGTCACGGTCGTCCCCGGCAGCTTCGGCGCCTTCTCCAGCGCCGCCTGGTCGCTCAGCGACAGGAGCGGTCCTTGTCCACGGAACATATGCTCCGCCGGCTTCAGCTGCGCCTCGGGCGGCTGCAACAGCGAGTCCTGGACCGAGCGCCGCATCATCGCGGCCATGTCGTTCGGGTCCGTCGGCGGCGGGCCGAGGAAAGGGTTGTAGAACGGCTGGGCCATCAGCGCCCCTTCCGCAGCTGATCGTTGCGTCGGCGCATCCACTCCTTGGTGCCGAGCTCGTCGCGCACCCCGCCGCCGCTGGCCGCGGCGCCGACCACCGTGACCGCCGGGCGCACGGCAGGCGCCTTCGCGCCTTCCCCGCCCGCGGCGTGCTCGGCCTGGAACGCCTTGTGCAGCACCTTCCAGATGCGCGGGTCGGACGCCGCCTTCAGCTCCTCGAGCGTGACGCCCTGGGCCTGCGCATAGTCCGACAGCTTGGCCGCCAGCTCCGGCGACCAGCCGGGGATCTCGCGGGCCAGGGTCCGGCCGGTCTCGGCCATCGCCTCGGCCGCCTCGCGCTCCGCCTTCAGCCGCTCGCCGTGCTCGTGCTGGGCGACGGCGCGCGCCGCATGGTCCCGCGCCTGGCCGAGGGCGTGAAAACGACCCCAAAGCGCCTGCGCGCCCTGGGGGTCCTTTTGCGCGAAAGCCTTCCAGTCGATGCCGCCGAACCCCGCCAGCTGGTGGTCCAGGGCCGCCAGATGCACGCGGTGCGCACCGGCGTTCGCCGCGGCCTGGGCCGCCTGTGCGACCTGGGCCCGCTCCGCTTCCAGCGCGCGCCGGTGATGCGCCAGCTCCTGGGTCTTGCGGGTGTAGTCGGCCTGCCGCAGGAACGCGCCCTTCAGCGCGATCGGCAGGGTGTGCACCTGCCCGTCCAGCTCCATCTCGAAGCTGTCCGGTTCGCCGGAGCCACTATCCTCGTCGCCCGGCGCGCAATCGGTATCGTCCAGGCGCGCGTCATCGCCGCCGGTCATGGCGTCCTCGTCCTTCATGGTCGTCCTTCTGATGTGATCGCCCGCGTTGCGGGCGGAACCTCGCCGATGCTGCGCCCCGCGCGCCTACCAGCCCAGGTCGGCGGCCCGGGCCTTCATCCAGCTCTTGATGTCGCCCAGTCCTCGCCGGATCTGGTCCTTGTTCTCGTCGCCTAACCCCGCATCGCCTTCAGCCGGTTCGTCTCGGCCTCGAAGGCCTCGATCTGCAGCCGCCGCGCCGAGTTCGCCTGGTCCTGCTTCAGCGCCGCGATCTCCACCCGCGCCGCGGCCAGCGCCTGGCCGAGCTTGGCGAGCTGGTCCTGCGCACCCTGCAGCTGCTGCGCCTCGGGCGAAACGCCCTTCACCTGCGCCGGCAGCATGGCCGAGAGCCGTTGCGCGATCTCGTCTGCGCCGGGCCAGTCGAGGTTCTTGGCCAACAGGTCGCCGATCAGCGGCGCGGCCTGCGGATAGGCGCGGATCAGCTCGATCATCTGGCTGGCCGCCTCCTCCCGCCTTGTGGTGAACGAGGGCCCGCTCTCCACCGTCAGGTCGTACTTGCCGACCGTCAGGTCGTAGATCTTCTCGATCCTGCCGAGCTCGCCGGCGGCCGGCGATCCGGCGCCGCCCTGCCCCTGGTTCACCGGCACGGCCTGCGCCGTCCCGTCCTGCCCCAGCACCCGGATCACCCGCGCCGTGCCGTAGACCTTCGGGATCAGGTCGATCAGGATCCGTCCGCCGTGGCGCAGGCTCCGCGCCAGGTTGTCTATGAAGTGGAAGGAGGAGACGTCCCCCTCCCGCTGCCGCGCCAGGATCGCCCGGCCCGAGGTCTCGTTCGACGCCGCGCCCAGGCTGGCGTCGTGCAGGCCCATGATCGCCTTCATGTCGTCCGAGGCGCTCAAGGCCTCCTGCATCGCCCCCGCCGGCGGCCCTGCGAACGGCTGGCGCTGCGGCGCCTCGGGCCCGTCGTATTCGATGTAGGCGTGGGTCTGGATATTGGCGGTCGCCCACTTGGCGCTATCGGTCTCGAACGCGCCCTTGCGCCCGATGAACGGCGTCTTGGGCGCCAGCGCCACCAGCTCCGTCGTGGTCGTGCGCCAGTAGTTGAACATCCGCTGCGGGTCCTTGGCGTCCCGCACCAGGCTGCGCAGCCGGCGCTTGCCGTCGACGAACAGCTCCTCGCCGAACACCGGCACGATCGGGATGTACTTGCCCGCCCAGTCGACCGTCTCCAGCACCTCCGCGCCGGTCATCAGCCGCTGGGTCACCTTGTGGCTCGCGACCGTCCGCGGCCGCCCGACCACCCTGACGCCCAGGGCGTCGAACATGGCCTTCTGCGCCTCGTAGACGGCGACCTCGACCACCTGCCCGTCCGACAGCGCCACGATCTGCCGCGTCACGGGCTCGCGCCGCCAGTACTCGGCGACCATCACCTCCTCGCCCTCGACCCAGGGCGTCTTCAGCCCTGCTTAGGCGTGGGCGTCCCAGTCGACGGCCTGGGC